CAAAGACCACCAGCATCAGTAACTTTAGTCCAACCAGAAGAGAATCCAGTTGATGTTGGAGTTGATCCCCAATATGCATCAGCAGCACTTGATGGGTTCTTACCAGCATAGATATTTGCTGAGTAATCTGCCAAGAACTGATTGTACCAGATCTTTTGTGGTGCATTTACAGAAGAAACTGCATCTTTTGCTTTAGAGATACCTACATGCTTCTCTAAAATATTTCCTTTTATTCCACTAATTGTTCCTTTGTCATCAACTACAACAATGTGTAGACCATCACCTTTACCTTGTCTATCTGAAACATAAACGTTAGTAAAAGGTTTTGGAGCAATTTGCTTCCAGAAAATTGTTGAGTTTGTTAACCCAAGAGTCTGCTGGTTATACCAGTCAACCGATGCATTGATAGTTGCAGTTGTTCCGACAAGAGCACCTGCAGAACTAATAACACTAAGTGTATTAAATCCAACACCAGTTGTTAATGATGCATACTTAGTTCCTTCTGCATAATCGATTGCTGTTTCATTGCCATCAGTATCTACTCTTGATGTAATCTTAACATCAAGTTTCTTTGTATCAGCATCGATACCAGTAACAATACCTTTAATATATCCACTAAACTCAGATGTACTTCCTGTACCAGGAATTACTGTGTTGTTTGGTAATGAAACTGAGACACCCTGTCCAACAGTAGTACCAGTTGGTATTGCGGATAAAGTTACAGTTTGATCTGCTAGATCATCAATGAAACAAACTTTTAATCCGTCTGCCCATGTACCAGAGTTCTTTGCAGCATATACAAAAGAATTATCGGTATCTTGATGATTATTTGTATAATCGTCATAGTTGTCAATTCTTGCTGCACCAGTCATGGTTGCATTTGCACTACCAGCACCAGCATTAGAGTTTGCAAGTGTAGTACCTGCTGCCCTAGTTACTTTTAGAACTCCACCATATGAAAGGTAGGATGCTGCACTCATCCAGTACTCGTATTGAGCATCTGTTGAAATGGGCTTACCAAATACATTGATAAGATCTTGTTCTGTGGTTATATCAATTGGGTCATTTACTGGTCCAATTGGGAATGGTCCCGCAATTGCACCGATGTTATCCAATACATTATCAGCTCTTCCTACTGTTAAGTCAACCTCCCTTACCAGTACTCCAGGAGATAATTGAGGAGTCGCCATGTTTTTGTTCTCCGAGTCTCAGTTAATCTGAAAATATTTATCAAAATATTGATTTACGACTGCTATAAACAGTGCATGAACAATACTACCTATACTCCCACATATATGAACGATCACCATACTCATCTGCCTTAAACCATTGATCCCCTTCAGCATCTACAAAGGTATCTTCACCCATACCATCATCCATAAATCCAAATGGTGCCATATCTTGTTCTATTTGATTCTTTTGTTCTTCGTATAATCTTTTCCTTACATCTTGATCCGTTAATTCCTTAAAGTAATCCTGAGCTACTAGCCATGCATATATGACAAGACACATAGCAAGGTCATCATTACATCCTTCCTCTGCCTCAAATGAATTATTTTTCTGAATAAATGTTGTCAACTCACTCATTATATCATAATCACATGAAAGTAACTTATTTTCTTCTATTAATGTTTTTAAGTTAAGAGCACCAACCTTCTTAACAGTCTTGGACATCTTAACTCCAAGTTGTGTTTTCTTACCAGAGAATCCTTGTCCTACAACTTGTCCTGCTCTTCCTCTCATGGAACACATAAGAAGATTTTTATATTCCATATCATAATTTAATATAGCAGCAACTTGATCTCCTACATCATTTACTTCACATAAAACAAAGGCATCATTATAACTTCTCCCAACTTCATCAATAATACTTGGAAATAGCATAGGTTTTATTTCATTATTCCTATACTTTGCAACAACAGAATGAGGAAACTCTGTAATATCAATTACTATAAATGCAGAATAGTCTTTTGCTACACCTCTTGCTACGTCAACGGAAATAACATATTCATGTCCTTTCTGAGGATCAATATAAACATCTAATCCAGCACTTCTTTTTTCTGGTTCTTGATATATCATACTCCTTAATTTACTAGGAGCAATTAATGTATCAACAGATCCTAAGAACTCACACTCAAACTCAACCCTAAACTGCTGATCAGACGTGTTTGCAATTGTTTGTGCTTTCCATTTATCATCCCTTCCAGGAACTTCTGACCAGTGAACATCAGTAGGAACATATTCATTTTTACTTCTTTCCGCATCGTGCCACATGCGGTAGAAGTGATTCATTCCGTGGGGGGTCGAGACGATAATGACCTTAGTAGACTTACCAGAAGTAATAGTAGGATAAACAGAGGCAAAAAACGAATCAGCAATATGATTTGGAACGAATGCAAACTCGTCCAAAAACAAGATATTGAATGACATTCCTCGAACAGCTGAGGCAGATGTCGAAGCAGCCAAGATTTTGGAACCATTTTCTAACTCTAATGAACCTCTATTCCATGCCAATACACCTTGTTGCATCCACTTAGGAACATTCTCATATGCAGTTTGTAGTCTGCCAAGAAGTTCCCTTGCGGTTGCTGCCTTGTTAGCAAGAATACCAATATTTACACTATCATTAAATAGCAGATAATGCAAGAGATATGATATAACAGTTGTAGATTTACCTGTCTGACGAGGCATCTTACATATATTAAACCTATTCTCATGAAAATTATTAATTAAACCTTCTTGAAAATCATAAGGCTCAAATGGCATCAAACCTCTATCAAGAGTAACAATCTTAACGTGCTTCCGTGCAAAATAAACAGGATCTTCCCTACATGCCATAAACTCAAGAATCTGTTCTTGAGTAAATTCGATTGGAGTATTTGCCCGTTTTAGATTGGGATTACCTAAGTATATTTCGTCTCTTTTCATAATAAAAAATATTAATTAACTACCTATTCGTAAAAACGGTTGACCAGGAACATAGTCACATCTTTCATAATTCCAAACTTTAGATCCAGGATATACCTTGTGTATTTGTTTTACTACTTCTGCTTTAGAAGGTTTTGATACTTGTGGGAAGAACATCTTAATCATATAGTTTCTTCCTCTCCATGCCAAATAAACATCAATAAGATTACCTATCTCAGTTGGTATTCTTGTAGATTCGTCAAGTATACTTGGTGATGGTCTTAATGGTTCTGGTGTAATTAGATCAATTGATTCAATTTCTGTTGGTTTATAATCATTTCTCCAATCATCTACAAAAACATTATCTCCTATATTAACATCATTCTCAGCAAACCATCCTCTATTAACTTCCAGTGCATAACGAATATTACCATCAGGATAAACAGGAGAAGATCTTAATGGTTCTAATTCTTTAATACTTTCTATAACTCCTTCTTCAGTAATAAATGCAATATCAAGAGGAATAGTAGTATGTCTCATATGAAAAGAGTGTTCACCATTCTCTGCAAATGCAAAAAGCATTCCAGTATCTTCTTCTAAACTTTCCCTAAACATCAGACCTAACTCAAATTCTGCCTGTGTATTTGGAATTTCTATTTTAAGGGGTAAATTAATCTTCATGATCCTCCTCCATTAGACCCATGACCGTTCCCACCACCATTACTATGGCCATTGCCATTACCACTGTCCACACCATTATTACTGCCATTTCCGTTGTCATTGTCTCCGTCCTCTGGTTCTTGTGCTAACCTTCCTCTCGCACCAACATAATATCCTTTAGGAATAGGCATACACTTTTTCTTAGTGAAGCAGAAGTATTTACCAGGAGGACAATCTTTAGATTTAGTTTCCTCCATAAATTGAGAATAATTCTTCATTGATTTTGCTGTTTAATTAACTTAGCTAAATCGGCAGTAGACCCAACAAATAATGCATTGTTAGTAACATTAGTTGTTTTGGTCTTTTCTTCCTCAACATCCTTCAGTTTTTTCTGAAGATCCATTAACTTATCAGTTGCATCAGATACACTCTTAATAAGTTGTCCTGCAACTTCATATGCTCTTGGTTGCTCAGTTTCTTGAGCAAGTTCTAGAATACCATCAATTGCTTCTTGACCTTTCTCAATGATACTATAGAGATTACCTCTTGTATAGTCATAATCTTTCTCAACATCATTCTTAGTTAACCTATCTGGTTTTTGTATACCAACAGGTTTTGGTTCTTTCTTAACTACTTCGGGAGTAATATTAAATGCTTTATCTAGTTGTTTCATTAGAATGTACTCCCGTCAAATCCGAAGTCATCACCTTCTTCGATAAGAACACTATCTGCCTCAGTAATAGACTTAATAGCATCTCCTCTTAAATGACCAACTGCAGTAGTATTATCTTGTCCTCTTGCTATTGTCAAATCATTTCCATCCTTAGATTTAATCCAGATCTCTTCACCACCAAGATCTGCGTATAACTTACCACTTGATGGAATAGTTATCTGAGAAGAATCCTCAACTGTAATCTTAGTATCTGATAGAGAAATATCATTTGCAAGGTTTGCTATGATAGCAACATTACCCGTGTAATTCTTAACTGCTCTTGGTTTAACTGAGTAAGTAACATCTCTATGTGCAGTAGATCTGTCTGATCCAGATAGATATGTAACAGTAGACTTCTTGATGATGTCCTTTGTAGCAGAAGTAACAGGACCAAACATGTAAGTCTTAGCAGTAAATCTTAAAGTATAAAGAAGTACTCTTCTTGCAGTAAAGTCTCCTTCATAATCATCCTGCATTGTAATATTTTCTAATACAATCGGAATATCTCTTTTCTCGTTAATAGAACCAACCAAATTTACTGTTACGTTATATGCTGGTTGGAAATATGGTAATATTTGTTCTGTAATTTGTAATGCATCATCATTTAACTTACACATAATAGCAAGCTCAAATTGCATATTATATGGTACAGGCATAAAAACTTTAGATGTTTCTTTACCATCAACTGGATCTTTTACAGTATATCTTTGTGTCGTTGTAACCTTTCTTGATGGATCATATGTAAGACCAGTAAACTCAAATGACATTCTAGGTA